ATCCGGAAGCATTCCCATGTTCCGCACGGCATTGATGTCATTGTCCGCTGTCCCCGGACGGAGAGTAGATTCAAGTAAGCGATCAGTCGTGAACTGAAGTTCCTTCGGAACAATCATTTTCATTCCACGAACCGCTATTTTAAGTCCACGTTCGTCAACAAACCCGGCAATATCAATGAGGGCCTGTTCAAGGCTGGTCTCATTAAGATCTGCCGCTGTAGAAAGTTCATTGCGGAAAGTATTACCGCTAACAAGAGTATGTGCCGTTGAACATAGTTCAAGACCATCTCCGCCAGTGTAAGTACTATCGAACGCATTATTAAGAATAGAAGCCCCTTTCACCTCTTTGGTCTGGCTCATACTACGCGCCAAGGCTTTAGTGTAACGAGAAGCCAGACGATCATAAAGATTGTCTTCTACAGCTTCCTCAGTGATGGAGAATGCCAAGGCAATCGTCTCCATCGTGTACCGAGCCGTGTACACTTCTTGGGCGTCATCAAAGGTTACTGCTGAACCTTCAGATTTAGTAGGTGCCGAACCAAAACCGGACAGCATGACTTCTTCTTCAAAAGCACGATCAGAGCTTTCCATACTGAAAATCTCTTTGTGCTCCTGAGTATAGCGATCATACTCAAGTCCGAACAAGGCATTAAGACCGGGTTCTAATTCTTTAACGAGTTGTGCTCTACTTATAGCCATTTCTCAACCCTCCTATATGCCGGTTGTTGAAACAGTACCAGCGGCGGCTGCGCCGTTAGCACTATTAAAGTGGTTGTTCAACCGGACCAAGGCACTTATTCCAGCGGCTGAAAAATCTTCGTTAGAAGAATCTTCTTCCCATCCTAAGATACGCATATTAAGCGTATTAGTAGTATTGATGGTGCTTACAGCCAAAGTACCTGAAGATTGACCAGTAGTCGTACTACCGCTCGTCCCCGTAGCAAAATCTGCATTCGCAAAAACAGCGGCTCTGGCAGTAGCTTTACTGGTCCAGGTCGCGTCAGTTGCAATAGCAAAAATCTGCATCGGGTCATCCGCAACAAAGCACCGTATGGGATGATTACTATCCGCTCCCGATCCGGGCCAATGCATACTCCACGTCGGTTTCCCTGTGGTGCTTGAGACATATCTACAACCCTGGAAAGAGCCGAGAAGACCAACAGAACCACCAGAAGCTGATCCTATAATATCAATATACCCCGTACTAAGGGGAATTACAGGAGTGCCCTGATAGATAACATTGCTGTTGGCATTGGCAATTTCATAAGTTGTATAGCCGGTAACACCCGTGGAGTTTGAGTTCTGACCCATCTTAGCAATGGGTTTCAGCCCCCAAGATCCATTAGTATTTGCCATATCTATAGTTCCTTATAAAGCAAAACGATTAATAAAACAGTCCTATTCCTTTTTAGGACCACCAAACGTAACACGCGATTGACGTTCAGGTTTCTGAATAGCCATCGAATGATGCTGGGTTTCCTTCATAAGATCGTTGTCAACAGCTTTCATTGCATCTTCGCTCATACTCTGAAAATACCCTGTACGTTCTTCAACGATCTCTACTGGAATACGGGCCAGCAACAATCCACCAACACCAAAAACGCCCTCGTAGCGTCCAGTGTCCACAGTAGGAGCCTCAAAATCAGGGTACTCGTCTTTTCTAACCAGTTCCCACCCTTCTCTCATGCGGGCAGAAATGTTTTTCCGGTCATCAAAACCCCTGACCTCAGACCTTATCCACCTATGAACAAAACCTTCTGGTGGAGGCGGTGCGTCCAGTAAGGACGGTGGTGCCCAAGGCTTACGGCGCTCTTTTGCCGTTGCTGTCTTGGAAGCGCGGGGAGTGCGATCTATTTCAACATTTTCCATATATTCGTTCTCCATCAGCGTTTGTATTTCGCGTACTCGTCAAGTGGCACCCCTAGCTTATTAGCTATAGAAACTTCACTTGGGGTGAGTTTTACTGTTTTGCGTCCAGAACTGCTGGAACGTGTGGCAGAGGCAACAGCCTGTTGAGGTCGGCGTTCCTCAGTTACGGAAACTTCTTGAGACCCTCCATTAAATTTATGGGGGAAAGCTTCCCGCATTCTTTTATCAATCTCAGCATAGTACTCTGGTGTGCTTGTGTCAAAGGCTTCCTGTTCCACAAGCGTTTTATGAATACCAAAGGCAGCAAAAGTCATGGCGTCGTCTTTTCCAAACCACTCGTTTTTTTGCGCCCAATCTTCTGCTTCAGGTTCCGGTCTCGAAGGAACTTGAGGAGTCTGTTGAGGAGCCTGTGGCGGAACAACCTGTTCCTGCATACGCTTTTGCTCAACCTTGGCTGCCCTGACGCGCTCTTCTTCAATGGCAAGCTGCGACAATTTTTTTTGAGCTTCTACTTGAGCGGCAGTGTCGCTGGTGGCAATTGCTGTTTCCAGTTCCTTTTCCAGAGATTCAGTTTGCGAAGCAATACGATCTCCATACTCATTTACATATCCTACATCAAGATTCTGGACACGTCCCTTTAAAGACGCATTTTCAGTCTGCACGTTGCGAGCAAAGGAAAGAGCAGCTTCCTGTTGGCGTTCCGCTTCCCTCGCTTTCCGGGTAAGCTTGTCTATGCGCTTCTGAACTTTCTTGCTGTATTCCAGATGCTCGTCATCATCATCCAGTTCAGAGGATGCAGAAACCGGTTCAATACTTTCCGGGGTATCGTTCTTGTTGACTGTAACAGTGACAGATTTTCCTTCGGAAGGAAGATCCACCATTTCTTCTTCTATTTCAGGCATGGCTTGTCTCCATGTTAGTTATAATGCAGGATATCTTCGGGGTCCTGTACAACGGCTATTACTTCATCATCATTTAATATACGGACCTCGCCGCCGTCTATCTTGAAACGAGCACCCGCATATCTTCCAAAAATAATCCAATCCTTTTCCTTGCACCACGGTCCAGACGTAAACTTGGTCTCGTCCTTGTAGGCCAAAGGCCCACATTTTAACACATAACCGCAGACAGTGGCTACGGATTCCCTTTCCACTACCTGATCCGGAAGATAAATACCTGATTCCGTCTTCCCCTTTCCACGATAAGGAAGAATTAATAAACGCCAACCTGAAGGGGAAGGTAACCGTTCCAGAGAACTGACATCCAACTTCTCAGGGTCAAGGACCTTTTCTTCCGGTTTAATATAAGCTTTTTCAATTGAAACAACATTCTCAGAATCTTTTGACATTAATCCGCCTTTTCTAGGATTTCTCTTAACTCCTGTCCTATATAATCCAAGGATTCTATAGATCCAACAAGTTTTTTATATTCTTCCATATGCTTTATGGAACCCCCCGCCAACATTTCCACAATGCGGGACCTTCTTTCATCTATGGTTTTAATAAGATGTTCAGCTAAGTGTATACCGTCCATTTATTTAAATTGCCTTTTCTCAGTTTGCCATGCTCTGGCTTTGGACATGGCCCTGTTCCCAAACCAGAAAGCTACAATAGCTGAAAATATAGCCGCCGTTTCAGAGTCCCACGCCGTTTCAATCGCTACGGTCCATTCCAGATTTTGATTGGAAATCATTGCGTAAATCATTGTGCTTTTTACCCCTGCAAACATCAGGAAGAAAAGATAAGTAAGGATAGGGCGCACAGAACCCCTAAGACCGTTGATAAATCCGCCAGCGTCAATGCTTCTATCATGGGCATACAATCCTTTTGTTTCCGCAATCTCCGCCTTGGCATCCAGTTCCTGAATTTTAAGCTTGGACATTTGATCTGCATACTTGGCTCTTGCTTCAAGCATGTCGAGTTCATGCCTGTCTGCCTGCTTCTGTTTAAAGAAGCCAAGTATTTCGGGGATTATAGAAGTCCCGAACCCCATCAGGGTTCCAAGAAGAGATATCATTTCTTACTTCTCATATATGCAGTCATACCCATATATGCACCAACAATTCCTGCCTGTCCAATATAAAACAACCCAAACAGGTCAGATAAAGCCTTAATTCTTGTATCAGGAAAAATTGGAAGGAAAACAGCCACCGTAAAAATAATCATGGAGGCCATGGCAACCCAAGCCATTTGACGTTGAGCGTCAGCCTTTTCGTGACGCACCAAAGCTGCGGCAGCAGTCAGTTCTGAATCATCCACCATCCCATTTTTATTTAGGTCCAGTACCATTAAACCGGTCTCTTAATTTATTGGTGAATTCCCACAAAGACGAAATCTGTTTCTCATGCTGGTCCACTTCCGCTCTTAATCGGGTAGTCTCTACATAAGTATCTCTTTTTATAATGTCATCAACATCCTTACGCAAAACCTGTACAGAAGCGTTCAACTTAACTGCTACTGCAATTAGACCTATAAGAGCTACAATCTGGTGCCAATACTGGCTTATTAGGTCCACTTTCTTCCTTTCTTTCTTTATCCTTAAAAAGGATATGAGGAGGTTTGGTCGCGCACCCGCTTTGTAGATTCAACAAAGGAATTCGCGTAGCCAGATCTTTAATAATGGCCGAACCTCTAACAAAACATTGTTCTTTTGTAGGATACGGGCCTTCAGTATCATCTACACGCATGGGACATGGGCCCGCCAACACGCAAATGAATAAAAATGAATAGAACATGTCATTTCTTTGTGGAAGAACGTCTACGAGCCCTTTTAACAGCCTTCTTTTTCTTCTTCTTTCTTTTAGGCGGCCTTCCTACCTTCTTTCCATAAGTTCCGGGACCATATGGCATCTATCAATCCTCCTCTAGCTAATCTTGAAAGATCCCCCCCGAAGAGCCTCACCCATTCCTCGGGCATCACCACTCGTTACTTCACCGCCGTCCCCAGACGGAGTTGATACAGATTCAGGAGCATTGTAAGGAACAAAACCCTGATCCTTTATAACCATCCCTTTTCTGGTTACCCCATTGGAACCGTTTTTCTTGTCTGCCATGATTCTCTCCTATTCCTGACCTTGCTTCATAATTTCGCGTTCCCGAGCCGCATCGATACGGGCTTGGGCTATATCTTCGGTGGACTGTATTCTCTCTGCCCCCAGTTTGGCATTGATGGCTGTTTTTTCTTTCTCAAGAGCAAGACGCTGTTCATCAATGAGAGATTCATTCTGGTCCCTTTGAGCCCTCATTTCAAGGTCTCTGGCCTTGAGGGCAATAAGAGGATCTTGTTCTCCTCCTCCTCCACTAATCTGCATACTTACTGCTTTCACCTCCTGCATTCCCTGAGAAATCAATTCCGCAACAAGGGATTCAATCTGTATGATCTCCTCTTCCGTCGGCTGACGATTGGGAGCCTGCTGCTGTATCTGCTGGGCTACCTGTTCCTTGGCCTTTATTGACACATGTTCCATAACATGTTTCTGCAAAGCCATCATAACAGCAGGCATCTGCTGAACCATTCCAGAAGACCCAAAAACAAGATGGGCCATTATATGAGCATCGTGGTTCTGGCCTTCAAATACAACAAGAGGAAGGTTTTCCAGAGACTCAGAATTCTCTATGGCGGGATCTTTGGGTTCAGGTTCGCCTTCCTGCGCCGGTTTAAGAATGGCGTCAACATCACGAACCCCCAAAGCCGTATACATGCGCCGGTAAGCTTCATACATGTTATGAAGATCAGGCGCAGATTGGGCAAGTTGCAACTCTGTCTGTGCCATCGTAACCCGTTGCGCCATGGAAAATATGTTGGGATCTGATACGGGTATGACATCAACGCGATCATCAAAATCCTTGGCCTTTATACTTCTCTCGCCACCTACGACTTCATATGGATATTCCGGGGGAAGATACTCTCCGAATACTCTTGCCAGTAAGGTGAATTCTTCCTTCTGGGCGTAATAAAGGCGCTTGTGAATTGCCGACATGACCTTGGCTCCCTGTTCAAGGAGCGCAATGGTTGTTCCCACCGCAGCCTGCTGATTCCCGTCCCCAACCTGAAGATTGGAAACGGCAGCAAACCTCTGACCCGCTTCAACACAAAACCCCATCAACTGAAACAGGGTTTGATCAGCACCTTTATAAGGAAGAAGCATCAGGGAATCCCGGATAGCTCCTCCGGGCGCATCCACATCTCTAAACTCACCGGGTGAAAGAGGGTCCGCATCGTTGCGGATACGCAACCCCCTTGCCTTGAATCCGGCAGGAAGGTTAGCCAGTGTGCCTGCATCTATAAGCTGGCGAAGGGCGGCAGTCGCCGTGCGGCTCAAACCGCCTATCATGTGTATCAGGCCAAGGCCGTAGAACCCAAACCCCGGCAAAAACTTGAAGTGAACAAAGTACTGCACCTTGTTCTTTTCAGGATCGTCCTTTTTCCAGTTCCGTCTTACACTCAGGACCTTTCCATTTTCTTCCGATACCGTGACAATGTAAGGTAACTTGATACCAGTGGGTTCTCCGTCTTGAGCGGAATCTTCAAAACCTTCAAGATCCAGATTAACATGGCACTCAAGCACCGTAATATCGGTATCCATATATGATGGCGTAACACCTGCAATATCATCCATTTCCTCCTTTACTTCAGAAGGGTCAGTCTGGGACGCCGATACTTCAACGTCCAGATAAAATCCCGCCACCTGCTTTTTACGGAGTTCGTTTTCCGTCATCTGAATAACGTGCGTCACGTTTTCAGAAGTCTCCATATCAGTAGCAGTGTAGGGAACAATAAGCTGTTCCGCCGGAACAAACTTGCTGACAGCCCGTCCGAGAAAATCGTCGTAGTAAACCTTCTTGAAGGTAGACCCTGCAAGCGGAAGGTAAAACAGCATCTGGTCGAATTCAGGAGTGTATTCGTTCATTACGCAGGTAAGCTGGTAATTCATGTAATGGCGAACGCGCTCTGCCTGATTTTCCACTTCAGGAGTTACGCGCCCGATAATCTCCGTCCGCACCGGACCACCGGCAGGAAGTAATTCACCAAAAGCCTGCGCCTGAAACTGGGTGACCGCTTCGGCCAGAAGAGGATGGGTTACGCCGCTTGCGCCCCTGAAAGGTTCAGCCCTCTCTTCGTACTTGAACCCAAGAAGTTCCAGACCCTTGCTGTAGGCTTCTTCCCAATCCTTGCGTCCATTCTTGTTGTTGTCGTAGTCTCCAAGAAGATCTGATGAAATTCGGGTAAGCTCTGAATCTTCTAAAGTCTCAGCCAGATTGTCGTAAAAGTCCCCTTCTCCGCGATCCGGAGTCGGATCAAAGTCCACCACGACGCCGCCGTCTTCCTCCATCTGAATGTTGACATCAGGACCCTCAACGGACACGTCCTCCTCGATATCTACTTCGGCCCCTTCTCCCTCATCAAGTTCGACGGGCGGAAGGGAATCCCGGCGATCAATCAGGGAAGCCGTTCCAAAGTTGCTTCTGGGAAGCCTTTGTTCAGCCATTAACCAAACATCCTCCGCGACAGGGTTGGTGAAAGAGCCGTAGCCAGAGTGCGGCGAACAGGACGATAGTCGTCCTCGTCTTCACGGTGCTTTTCATATTCGCCCATGCTTTCGCCCGCAACGCGAACGGGAAGAGATCCTTTCGGATGAAGTTCACCGGGCATTGTACCGCGATCATGAACATAACCGCCGCGATCATACCCATGCAGACGCTTGTTGCGTTCATACATGGTTTCCCCTGCTTCACGAACAGAGAGATCACCCCTTCGGCCAAGCTCACCGGCCATCGTTCCACGGTCCACATAACCGCCGTGGGCAAATTCTGTCTGAAAAGGCTGAAACTCCTCACGCGGGAGAACATCTGGTGTCCTTTCACCGTAAGGAGAATATTCCGGCTTTTCCAGATAGGCATAAGGGTCCCAGCCCCC